ACCACCAGCTCCGTAAGAATTCATAGAAGCTAACATGTCATCCATTGCTAACGAAGTAGCTCTGTTTACAAACATCATGTTTTCTTCAATAGCTCCTTGCTTGTCAAACTCAGCTAAGATAGCATCAAATTCAGCTAAATCAGTTGCAGCATTAACACCTGTAACACCAGAAGTTAAGTTACCTCTATCTTCAATAGCAGCAAATAAACCTTGAGTACCAACATCAGCAGTAGCAGTATTATACATTACGTTTGAAGAGTCAGCTAAAGAAGTGCCAGCATCTTCACCCTCTAACATTGCCATTTCTAAGTAATCAGTAAACCTTGCTCTTGTATCAGCCTCAGCTTTTAAATACCATAAGTATCCAGCTTGACCCATTTCTCCTGAAACCTCAATCCAACCAATACGAGCTGTATCAGAACCTGATACTTCGTAGTAATCTTTCATAATAATTGGTTTATTAGAGAAAGTTTGAACAGCTGGCTCATTAGCACCTCTTGAATCAGTTTGAGTAGTAACAGCTCCACCGTTCATATAAGAAACACCCTTAGTGTACTCAGAACCATAAACTAACAAAGTAGTTGCGTTAGAAGTACTGAGAGTTGTTAAAGCATTAGCGGTATAAGGAGCTACATCAATAACAGCGCCTGCAACCGTAGTTACTAAACACTTAAAAGTTCCATTAACGTTAGCTACAATAACCGTATCATTAACTCTAATACCGTGAGCGGTAGTAGTAGCATTTCCATCGATATCAGCTTCTACAGTAAATTGACCAACAGAGTCAACACCACCTGTACCATTATTAACGTTTCCAGTGTATGATAAGTGTAACCTTCCTTGTTCAGACCACACGACTTGATCAGCCGACATTGCCTCTTCAGCTCCTACTTGTGAAAGAAATCCTGATATAGTTCTCGGTCCGAAAACTTCAGCTTCTTTCTCCATAAGATCTGGTAAATATTGTTGCGCCCAACCTTGCCCAGCTGTAGACGCTAAGTCGAGGTAGTTTGTTGATAGTGTTTGTTGCCCAGTAGCTGGAACACTATTTAACAAAGGGTTATTAGTAATTGCCATATTTTTATTTTTTTAAATTGTTATTTATTTTTGTTTTTAATTTTAAACTTAAAATCAGAATTATCATTATTTAAAGCTCTTGCTGTAAATCCACTAGTATTCACGTTCTCGACGTGAGCTTGTCTAGGGTCCATGCTTACATTTTTAGATTTGGCAAAGCTTTCTTTTAAAGCGTCCGCTTTACCTTGTTCATAAAAATGGTTAGCAACTTGATCAGGATTCATGGCTGTAAAAAGTCCTTTATGATAACCCGCGGCATCTTCCATTGTATTATCTTTAGTCAAAAACTTTTTGATAAAGTTATTAATGTCGCCTTGAGTATCTTTAAGTTTCACTGTGTCTTTTACGTTAAATCTAAATCTTTTTTCTCCAATATTATATTCAAAACCTTTGAACTTATCGTTGAAAACTTGATTTGTCTTGTTTGCAAAAACGTCAGCTTGATTCTTACCTACTTCATAATTTTTATTTGATTCCTCGTTGTGTTTGCTGAAGAACTCAATAGCCTCTTGTTGCTCGTTTGTGAGTTTCGATCCGCTTTTGATATCTTCATAGTATTTGGACTTTACACTGTCCAAGTGATGCCTTGCTTGAGCAACTTGCTCCTTCATGGCTAATTTTTTTCTTTTAATGTCTCTATCCTCATCAACATCTTCGTCAAAAGCGAATGTGTCTTCCATAACGAAATCCACTTCGTCATCTGATAAGTGAGGTTTTGTAGATTTATAGTATTCTTTTAATAAAGTATGATTATCCAATTCAGAATAATCTTGATTAAGCGTTACATAATCTGTTAAATCTCCACCTGTATCTTCCATAAAGTTCATTAACTTTTGGATATTTTCTGGTAGTGCTTCTCCAGTTTCTATAGATTCAGTTATAGATTCTTTCACTGTAGTTACTAACTCTTCCACCGTTTCGTTAGTTACTTCTTGAATAACTGGAGTTTCAGTAGTTTCTTCTACAACTACGATTGGTTCGTCAACTACTTCTTCAACGACTGGAACTAGTTGTTCGGTAGTTTCAATTGGTTTTTCAACTTCTGTTTCTACAAGTTTGTCTAAATCAACCTTAGTTATAGTTTGTACATCTAAATCCTTAGGTTCCATTTTCATTTTTGCTGCAACTTTAGTAACGTTTCCTTTTGTCTCGTTACCACTTGGTTGTTTTTCTTTTTTTACTTTTACTTTAATTTTGCCAGTTTCGTCATTTGCGATTGGCTCTTCTTTTTTTGCCATAATAAAATATTATATAATTAATAAAATTGTAACTATCTAGGACCAAACTCAGACATATCAATACCACCTAGTATATCATTACCTGAAGACTCAAAGTTTTTAGGTGGTTTGTTGTTATTTCTTTGGTCGATTAGTTCACTTTGTTGTGATGCTTGAATTTTTGTTCTTTGATCTTTACGATCTTCTTTTTCTTTTTCTCCTTGTGATTTTTGCTGTGTTTCTCCTCCCCTTAATTGCATATTATACTGAAACTCTAGTTCCATTAATTGTTTTTTGATCTCAGCTTCTTGTACTAGTGTCTCAATCTCAAACTGAGACTTAGCTTGCTCAATAGATATAGCTGAAGAAGCAACTTGTTGTTGCTTTTGCATTTCAAGTTGAGCTGAGGCTTCTTGCTGTTGAATGTTAGCCTGAGACTGAGCTTGCATGTTTTCTTGTTGCATTTTTTGATCTCTTTTGATCTTTTTCTTTCTTCTAATCTTTAACAGTTGATTAGCTAATTTTATATTCTTAATCTCTCTAAGATCAATAGCATCTTCTAATTCTATGTTTTGCTGAGATAAAGCAACTTGAATATTATTTTCAAGCATAGCTTTCTCTTCTTCATCAGGGGTTAGTTCTATAAATATACCAAAGTCGTATAAATGTAGTTCTGCCATTTCAGTTAACGTCGCTACATTATGTGCCCCTAATTGTTGTATAAAAGCTTTTTTAGTCGGAGAGTATTCTATAATATCAGATATTCTAAGAGACAAACATTCTGCTACTTCTGATGTTAAAAATAATCCACCTTGTAATATATGTCTTGTTGCTGTATTTGAATTAGCCGCTGCCATTTTCTGTACTCCTACTAAAGACTTTGGATCTGGATTAGCTGCATCTCTAGCCTCATTAAGTCCAGTTACATCTCTTATCATTTGCAGATAATAGTTGTATGTACCAATTAAACTTTGCATCTTTTGCCCACCAGAACCAGATGATATTTCTTGGATAGGTACTTTACCAGGGTTTTGGTCTCCGTCGCTCGTAAATGATCTACCGATAACAGACCCTGTTTGAAAGAACATATTTAAAGCTTCTTGCGGACTATAGTTTGTTCCATTACCTAGATCAATTTCAGCCAAACCATCTGCGTCTAAATAAACACCATCTGGAACTAATCTAGACATCACTTGTTGTAATTTCAAATGTGTCAATTGAATCATGTCAGCAAACCCAGTGATTCTTTTAACTAAAGAATCTATTCTGCCATCGTACATTCTAGGCGCACATATAGAGTAATTCATCTTTACTTTAGTAAAATCACTTTTAGGACGCATCATGTTTTTTGCCATCTCCCATTTAAGCAGTTTTTTAGTTCCTAAAACTAAAGCGCCATCATATAAGCATTCCATTTTTCTAGATTCTTTTGAAAAATTCCCATCTCCATCTTCTGGTGGATTGAAGGAATCATCTTTCTCAATTGCTTTTTCAGCTCCACTAGCACTTTCTTTTAATTTGTATACCTCACTCATGTAGGTCTTGTAATTAAAATATAGTACATCTACTTTGTTTGTGTCGTTATCATCACTATTACTGCCGCGTCTGTTATTATTGCGCCTACTATGATTAGAGCCACTAGTTTTTATTATTTCTTCTAAATCTTCAGTTGTTAGATGTGGGAATTCTTTTACCAACTCATTAACAGGGATAGTCTTAACTTCACCTACGTAGTATATATCTTCAAAATATGGAGATTCAGTGTATGAATATACTAAGTTTGCTGGGTCAACATAATCAATAACTACGCCTTCAGATGTATTAAAAGAGGTTTTTACAGCGCCTATACCTAATACGGTTAAGTCATAGTAAAACCTCTTTTTAATTAATTCGTATCTACTGCCTTCCATTAAAACGTTTAAAGCTTGCTCTTCGGCTATTTCAACCGCCTGCTTGTAATTAAGCATCATGTGTAGGTCTAGTTCTTCTTGTGAATCTGGTAATAACGA